CGATGATGAAATCTGGATTCATACTGTAGCAAGGCGTCTGAAAGACCACAAGAATGTGGTTATTCCTGATGTACGATTTCCAAATGAGATCGATTTCATTCGAAAGAATGGTGGATATGTCATACAGGTAAACCGAGGTAAAAATCCAAAGTGGTATGATGTCGCAGCACAAGCAAACAAAGACAACAACACCGACCTTATGGTAAACCATCCGATCCATTACTCAGAGTGGGCATGGATTGGTTATCATCGTGACTATACCATCGACAATAATGGAAGTATGGTGATGTTAGAATCTGACCTAAAACATATGCTAAAGGTCTTTACAGGGCCAACAAACTCTGCTATGATCCAATCTGTAGCTTGAAACTAGGAGTTTAAATTATGAAGCTAAGTGAACGCACACTTTCGGTCTTGAAGAACTTTGCTCAGATCAATTCTGGTATTGTCCTTCGTAAGGGTAAGACCCTTCGGACCGTTTCTCTCGAAAACACCATCCTCGCTGAGGCTAATGTTGACGAGGATTTCACCGAGACATTCGGCATCTATGAGCTTAATGACTTTCTCGGTAACGTAACTACACTGACGAACCCTGAACTCACATTCACTTCTGAGAGCGTCTTGATGAAAGACGGTGATATCGAATTCAACTATATGGCTTCGTCTCTCAATCTGATTGTCTCACCGCCTGAAGATAAGAGCATTGCAATGAAGGACCCTGATGTATCGTTTGATATTTCTCAGTCCAATCTGCAAAAGCTTTTGCGTCTCGCGGCTATGAACGATCTCACACATATCTCCATCTCTAACAAGAATGGTGGTATCTATCTTCAGACCTTGGCTGTCAAGAACGACACTTCAAATTCTGTCAGCCTTCGTGTTGCAGATTATGATGGTGCAGACTTCAAGTCTCTCATCAAGGTCGATAATCTCAAGATGATCTCTGATGACTACAAGGTCGTATTGAAGATTGGTGGTTTCACCTCATGGACTAACAAGTCAGGCACACTCAAGTATTTCATTGCATTGGAGAAGAAGTAATCATGGCTAAGAAGCAACAGACAAACGAAAGCTGGAATGTCAGCTACACTTTTCGTGACAAGGATACCAGTGATGATATCCGCTGTGTCAGCATGAATTGGGAAAACCGTTCTGCTGAAGAGATCGTCAGTAACCTTAACACTTGGTTAGTGGCTACTGGTTACGACCAGCTTATCGTCACGGAGAAGAAGTAATGTCTATGATTGGGCACAATAAGCCTTTCGTTTCTCCCAATTCTCTTTCGAATGATGAGAAGAAGAAGCTCAAGAACGCAATCTTTGCAATCAATGACTCCATGACCCGTGTGGCTGGCGAACGTGATTTGCAGAAAGAGGCTATCGCCGAAATCTTCGATGAGCTTGGCGTAGACAAGAAACTGGTTCGCAAGATGGCGAAGGCTTATTATATGGCCAACTATAACACCATCGTTGAAGAAGAGAAGAACTTTCAGGATTTCTACGATAGCATCATCAAAGAATCATAATCAGGCAGCAAAGGTTGCTGATGAGTTGTTTAGACGAAGGGTGGCAGAGTCGGAGATTCGAGATAACATCGAAGATTTCTGTCCTGCCCCCTGGATGTCTAATATGGATTGCTCTATGCACCAGAATAGGTCATCAGGCTGGAATGATGATGATATCAGATCCGTGCGCCGTAATTGGTTACGCGGAATCTGCCCACTTGAATGTGAAGGTTGTCAACTAAAGTTTAGCGCAGACTTGGATCTTATCAAATACTCTACTGATCCTGATGGCTATACGAAACTCAAAATTGGATGAACTATGGCCTATGATCTCTTTGGTCGTGAATATACGAGTAACTATGAGATTGCTAGAAAGATTGTGACGAAGGGATATTCAAAACCTTTCATTCGCATTTCTAGGCATCCTGCTTATCCTACAACACATGAAAATATACTGACTTATTATGATGAAGATGGTGAAAAAGTTAGTCTACATAGACCTGGTCTGTACTCAATCTATAGAAAGATTGGAGATGGCTATGAATGTCTTTATGTGGGCCAATCTAATTCCAATATTGGATATCGTATCTATCGATTTATGAAAGAGTTAGAAGGCAGATCAAGGAAAGATGAGTCACATCCTGGAGCCAAGAAAGCTCGCAAAAGAGGTGTGAAGCCTACAGACAATCTATATTTGAAGATTGTTGATATGAATGAGATTGATCCTCAGTATCACCATTTACCTCTAGATGAATATGTAGTACCATTATTAAGTCCTAAATTCAACAAAAAAAGGAAAGCATAATGGCTTTTGATCCTTCTGACCGTAAAGATCGCATGAAAGAATTGATGAGGCCTATTGACAGGCAGATTATGTTGTGCGATGATATACAAGATTTGTTTGCACTGGCTTCCATTATGACGGTAACTTCGAAGAACATCTTCAAGAATCAGTTAGGTAAAAAAGGCGCAATCGAAATCTTTGTGAAAGTTTTAGAGGACCTTGAAAATGAGCGATGAATATTTGTGGGTCGAGAAGTATCGCCCGCATACTGTGAGTGATTGTATCCTTCCTGAGCGTATCAAGAAGGTGTTTCAGTCTTATGTTGATAACTGTTCTATTCCAAATCTCTTGCTGACTGGTTCAGCTGGTGTTGGTAAGACGACTATCGCAAAGGCTATGTGTGAAGAGATTGGCTGCAACCATCTCTTTGTCAATTCATCTGAGGAACGTGGCATCGATATGCTGCGAACCAAGATCAAAGGTTATGCGTCAAGTATCTCGTTGACTGGTGGGCGTAAGGTAATCATCCTTGATGAGGCAGATTACCTTACACCAGAAGCGCAGGCCGCATTGCGTGGTGCCATTGAAGAGTTTTCTGATAACTGCTCTTTCATCCTGACCTGCAACTTCAAGTCGCGCATCATGGACGCCATGCACTCTCGTTGTTCCGTAATTGACTTTACATTACAACAAGATGAGAAGCCTAAAATGGCGTCTCAGTTGTTTGCTAGACTATCCAACATCCTGCTGAAAGAAGATATCAAATATGATAAACCAGTACTTATCAAGATTGTCGAGAAGTATTTTCCTGACTATCGTAGAACTCTCAATGAGCTTCAGCGATATGGTAGCGGCGGTTCTATTGATGCTGGTACTCTCGCTCAGATTTCAGATGTAAAGAAGCTTTCTGAGCTTGCAGGTTTCTTGAAGAACGGTAACTTTACCGAGATGCGTAAGTGGGTTGTCATCAATCAGGATATTGAACCTGCCCGTATCTATCGTAAGGTCTATGATAGTCTCTATGACTTCTTCAAACCTGATTCGATTCCACAAGCGGTAATCATCTTGGCCAGGTATCAGTATCAGTCTGCGTTTGTGGCTGACCAAGAAATCAATCTTGTATCCTGTCTTACTGAACTGATGGTTGAGTGTCAATATGTCTAAGAGCATTGAAATGATGGGTCGTGCGGGTGAGACTATCATAGTCAACTACTGCACGGCCGCTGGTCAGAAGGTAACTGTATCTGAAGACCAATATGATAGTCAGAAAGATATGATTATCGATGGACTGAAGGTTGAAGTTAAGACGCAGGTGCCTTATATCTATAAGAACGCTTTCAGCTTCAAACCTAATCAGTTGCGTAAGTGTAAGAATGCTGACCGCGTAATCTTCATCTCGGTACCTAGCAAAGAGAAGCCACATCATTCTGATGGTAAAGTCTATCTCATCAAATCAACTGAGATGAAGCATTATCCATACAAGACAAAAGACGGTAGAGATATGATTGCTGTGCCTATCGATCAAGAAGATATGGATGAACTCTTTACATTGACAGAGAAACAGTGTATTCTACTCCAGAGTTATTCAGTAAGTGGATGGAATTGAACTATGTCTGGAAAGATGGATTGGCAAAAGAATAGAAATAATCTGATGGTAGAAAGAATGGATTTGGAAGAATCTAGACTCGAAAGATTATCTACAATCTATGAACGGATAGATAATCTAGAGACTAGACGAGAACCTTTTATCAAGAAAAACTTGAAGGTTCTCAAAGGTGGATATAAGCTACACTATGTGCATCAATCCTATCTAGATAGCAACTGTCTTTCAATGGAAGAGTTTGAAAAGAAGTTTCGAAATCGTATAAAAAAGCTCACTACAAAGACTAAGAAAGAATATCCAAGACCTGTATTCACAAAATTTTTTCTTGGTAAACATCATGGCAAGACTTATCAACATGTGTTTGAAAATCATTTTTTCTACTTCATGTGGCACTTCTGGATCAAAGAAGATGAAAGACTGTATATGATACAGAATATTGATATGATACCGCATTTAGACTTCTTCTTCGAGAAAGCAATTTTAGATGGCTGAACTTTTCAAAGAAATCATCCCGTCTATCCTTCAGACAAAGAAGGTGATGGTGACACCAGAGAACGAGCGTGATTATGTCCCGTTCGTCGTCAACAAGGCGCTCTCCTTTCACAAGGATTGCGTCTTGCTTGCTAATGAGATGAACCTTCGGCCTAATACTGATGGTCTCCTTCAATACCATTTTTATCTAAATACCATACGAGCTTATAAGCGGGATTACCAGCAGTGGGTCAAGAAAGAAACTGTTGAAGATTTGGAAGTTCTCAAAGAATACTACCACTTCTCCAATGACAAAGCCAAAGACGCCTTAGCTATACTATCCCATGACCAGATCGATGAGATAAGAAAAAAATTAGACAAAGGTGGTTTGAATGATAAATCTAAGCGAACTAATAGAGGTGACCTTACCAGAACCAGATGACTTTCTAAAGATCAGAGAAACACTCTCGCGCATTGGTGTCGCATCAAAAAAAGACAGGACTCTTTATCAGTCCTGTCATATTCTACACAAGCAAGGTAAGTATTATATCTTACACTTTAAGCAATTATTCTTACTCGATGGTAAGAAGTCAGACTTCTCGGATGATGACAAGGGTCGTCTAAATACCATCGCAAACCTATTGGCTGAATGGAATCTTCTAGCACTGGTCGATCCAAAGAAGAGCGGAGATCCAGTTTCACCTCTTAGCCAGATCAAAATACTTTCTCATAAAGAGAAGAATGACTGGATTCTGGTTACTAAGTATAACATAGGCAAGAAACGAAGAGAAGACTAATAACCTAAAATTTGGAGCTATATTATGACACAGTTGAAAATCTTCAAGACTAACCCAGAAGTGGTTCTACCTACATTTGGCACACAACAGGCCGCATGTTTCGATATTGCTTTCCAGGCTTATGGTAAGTATGAGTATGCAGGCTACAGCGGATTCAATGCACCCTTCACCAGAACACTGAAAGATGGTAAAGCCATCTTAATGCCTGGTGACCGCATCATGGTACCGACCGGTCTTATTTTTGATATCCCTCAAGGTTACTCACTTCGAATCCATCCTCGTTCTGGGCTTTCATATAAGCAAGGGCTGGTTCTTGCAAACCTTGAGGCTGTCATCGACTCAGATTACTTTCAAGAGACCTTCGTGTTACTCACAAATCACTCTGAGAATCCTATCACCATCAGCAATGGTGACCGTATCGCACAAGCTGAATTGGTACAGAGTTTGAAATATGACCTCATTGAAACGGTCGTGGCACCAATTCAAAAAACTGATCGCATTGGAGGCCTCGGTTCTACAGGTACAATCACCGTTGACGGCATTGGACCTGTGACCGCCACAATCCATGGTTCAGAAGAACCAGTAAAAAGAGGTCGCGGCAGACCAAAAAAAGTTGACGCCGCTTAAAAAAAGTGATATAAATAGTTTGTCAGGTAAGTAATGCGTCCTGACTTTGTTGCGGAGTAGAGAAGTGGTCATCTCGCTAGCCTCATAAGCTGGAGATCGTAGGTTCGAATCCTGCCTCCGAAACCAACTCTTCGCCTTATGGGAAGAGTCCTACACATACCTAACTTGCTTAAAAGGAGTTATCTACATGACTAGCAATATACCTTATTTTGATCCATTCACCTTCCCTAACATTTCGAAGTCTGCAATCGGATTCGATCAAGTCTTCAAAAAGCTGAATGAGATTACCGAAAACCTTCCAAAGATTCCAACATATCCTCCTTATAACATCCGCAAAGTGGATGAGAATAAGTATATCATCGAAATCGCTGTGGCTGGTTTTGGTAGCCAAGATATCGAAGTAGAGATTGAAAATGGTACCCTTATCGTCAAGGGTAGTACAAACGCCTCTACATTCCCCGCATCTGAATATCTGTTCAAAGGTATTGCTGATCGTGCGTTCACTCGTAAGTTTTCCCTGGCCGATACCGTTATCGTCAAGGATGCCGACCTTATGAATGGTATGCTAAAGATCATGCTTGAGCGTTTCATTCCTGAAGAGAAGAAACCTAAGAAGGTCAAGATCAACGAAGGTGGTGTCTCAGAAAAGCAATTTCTGAACGACTGACATGATCTTTCTTACAGAAGAACTCACCGAAGCCTTTCAAGGTTTCTTCGACAAGTTTCGTTTGCAGCGTAATGCTGAACATGAACTGATGAAGCTTTCGAAAGAAGAATTGGAAGATTTAGGCCTAGAGCGACACGAAATCTATGGTGTCGTCTATAAGGCCACCCAAAATTATAAGTAAAGAGAGGGGGAGAAATCCCCCTCTTGCCTTTATGTGGAGAATGATATACTATGTGGAGACTGTGGGCTAAGGCTCTTGGTGAGAAAAACGGTAAGAACAACATTGAGGCTGATAGAGTCGCTATCATCCGAACGGTCATAATTTTCAGCTATATACTAACGAACATGTTTATTATAGCTGGCGTGATAAGGCATTGGTGATGAAATACAACTTCGTGACTACAACTACTCCTAAGACTGTAACGGTCATTACCCCCACAATTGGATCACCTAAGGTTCTAGATGCCATCTTGAGCGTCAAGAATCAAACGTATGGTCATATCGACCATCTAATTGTCGTTGATGGTCCAGAACATCAAAAAAAATTCTTGCATAACTTCGCATACGATGATGATTTGCTAAATCATGTAACTCTGACAACATCACCATACAATACAGGTAAAGTTGGTGATGGTTTCTATGGTCACCGCATCTATGCAGCCTATCCACATCTAATCAACTCTGACTATATCTTCTTCCTCGATGAAGACAACTGGTATGCACCAGATCATGTCGAAAGCCTCGTCAAGGTATTAGAGACAAACAAGTTTGCATACTCACTACGTCAAATCTATGATGAAGATAAGAACTATCTCTGTGATGACAACTGTGAGAGCCTCGGTAAGTGGCCGATCTACTTCACATATGATGCGGCTGAAAAGCACTATTTGATTGATACTTCATCATTCGCATTTCGCAGAGAGTTTCTGATTGGTTGCGCCCACCTGTGGCACCATGGTTGGGGTGGTGACCGTCGATTCTACAATTTCATTCGCAAAACTGAAGAGCATGACACAAACGGTAAGCATACACTCTGCTACCGTCTTGATGGTAATCCAAATTCAGTCAACAAAGAATTCTTCGAAAAAGGTAATGAAGAACAGTATAAGAGATATTTTGGTGTATACCCGTGGATAAAGGATTAAAAAATGAACTTAGGTGAACTGCTATATGAACTCAAGAAAGATGAACTCAAGTCTCTCAGGGAATCCGAACTTCTAAAGTTTATCGGATTTTGTCTTTCACATGTAGAGCTATCTGAAAGCCAGAACTATCAGGATATTTTTGCGCTCTATGAGAATGGTTTCAAGAACGACGGATTCTTCGTTGAATTTGGTGCAACTGATGGTAAGAATACCAGCAACTCATATATCTTAGAGAGAGATTATGGTTGGACAGGTATTCTTGCTGAACCTAATCCTGTCTGGCATGAAGCCCTGTATAAGAATCGTTCCTGCAATATCTCGACCAAGTGTCTCTTTACCAAGAGTGGTGAGACTGTTGAGTTTATGAAGACAGAGGCTCCTGATTTGGCCACCATCAAAGGTTTTGGTCAAGGTGATGAATTCAAAGAAGCTAGATTAAAGAACGCAGAATTCATCAATGTCGATACGATCTCACTGTTCGATTTGCTTACATTATATGATGCTCCTTCTATTATCGATTTCTTGTCTGTCGATACTGAAGGTACAGAGTACGGCATTCTCAACGCCTTCTTCATCCAGAACGCAAATAAGTATAAGATCAATGCCATCACAGTCGAGCATAATCGTAGTGAGATTAGAGAGAAGCTGCATAAGCTTTTGACCGAGAATGGTTACACAAGAAAGTTTACTGAGATATCTCGTTGGGATGATTTTTATGTGAGGGTTGTATAATGAAGAATCTGATTGTAGGCGGAGCATCAAACTATACTTGGGACCAGTTGAAGTACTGGGTCAACTCAATCAAGATGACCGGTTTCGAAGGTGATATTGTTCTTGTAGGAACTAACTATAAGAAAGAGACTATCGAAAAGTTGTCACAAGAAGGCGTCAAGCTTTCACTCTATGGTAATCGAACACCAAACGGTGATATCACTTCACCTACCAGCAGCGCACCACATGTTGAGCGTTTCTTTCACATCTGGAACTTCCTTCATACAACTAAAGAGAAATATGGCTACGTTGTCACAACTGATACTCGCGATGTTATTTTTCAGTCTGATCCAACCTTATGGCTTGATGATTACATTCTTGGTAGCAACCTCGTTGCTTCTTCGGAGGGTATGACATATAAGAATGAGCCTTGGGGTAATCAGAATCTCGAACAGACTTTTGGGCCTTTCTTTCATGGTATACTGAAAGAGCGGACAATCTATAATGTTGGTACTATCGGTGGCGATTTTGAGTATGTCAAAGACCTGATGCTGATGATTTTCCAGCTCAGTATCAATCGCCCAATCCCGATTGTGGATCAGGCCGTCTACAACTACATTCTTTCAGTCTCACCATATAAAGATGATACCTTCTACACTAATAATAGTGATAAGTGGGCTATTCAGCTTGGTACAACTATCGAGGCTGTGAAGGCTGGCAAGGGTGATCTTGGTGCAATGTTCATGCGAAATCCGAGTGACTATGAAGCAATCTATGAAGATAATCAACCTGTCATTGAAGATGGTATTGTGAAGAATGTTCTCGGCGAGAAGTATTGCATCGTGCATCAATATGATCGTGTACCTGGCCTGCGCGAACAAATTGAGAGGATCTACGGATGAACCCAGAATTTTTCGATATTGAAAACCTAAAGATGTTTGGTCTGTGGCCAAATGGTATCATGCTATCAGGAGGTATCATACCTTATATCAAGCGTCGTCGTGGAGATATCACGATTAATATGATTGATGATTTTAAGGGTGAGAGTACCTTTGATATCATCGAACAATGTGCTAATGTAAACAAGGTCTACATTCTCAATAAGGATGCTGATGCTAACTATGAAACTCCATTCAAGACCAATCTCAAAAACCTGATTGGTGATAAAGTTGAAGTTGGTAGTCTATCGAATGAAGCTGATATCGTTTGTGTACATAGAAGCTCATGTGATAAGCTACAAGAGTACTACGACACATTGAAGATCGGTGGAATCTTCTGTGGTAATGACCACGATACCGATGAAGTCAAGAAGGCTCTCAATGTTTTTCGTAGAGGTAATAAGATAGGTACACCTATTCAAATCTCTAATCTTGCTATTTGGTTTTGGATCAAAGGATAAGTTATGCTAGACGGGCTTGATGGTATCTTCTTTATCAACCATGCGTTGAATGTCAAACAGCTATCTGTCTACAATGAAGATGAAAGATTTCAGCAGACTATTCAGACCATCGATTCGATTGACAAGTATTGCCCCAACAATATGAAGTTCATGTTTGATTCGTCACCTGACTATCCTAATCGAGAGTATATAAACCAATTGATCGATAGAGGAATGCAAATCGTCTATTGCGGTGAGAATCCTGATATTGCAAAATTCTCTAGGGCAGGTGCAAGAAGCATAGCAGAGACCATGGCATTCATAGGTTTCTTAGATTGGTTCTCAGAGAAAGGTATCAAGGCCAAGAGGATCTATAAGCTATCAGGCCGATATCGTTTGAATGAAAATTTTGTGGTTGAAGATGAATCATATGAAGGTGCTTTTGTTTTTGCAAATTCGGAAGCATCATGGATGTCAGAAGATCAGAAATGGACTTCAGGTGTAGACCGACTCTATAAGCTGCGTTCGTGGCATATGGACTATTCTCTGCTGAAGACATTCAGAGAAGCCTTGCCAAATATACTAAATGACTGTATGATGTATGGCATCGATGTTGAACATTCTTACTATAAGCATCTTCATCTGAACAAGATTGTTGAAGTGGAAAAGATAGGTGTCTGCGGTAACATCGCACCTAACGGAGCATATATTGATGAGTAAAAATGTCTTAATTACTGGTGGTTGTGGCTTCATTGCTCACCATATGATTGATGTGCTATTGACACGAACAGACTGGCGTATCACCACACTTGATCGCCTTGACTATTCTGGTAATCTCAATCGCCTCCATGAGGTCTTGCAGAACTATGATGCCGCCACTCAGAAGCGAGTGAACATTGTATTCCACGACCTGAAGGCCGAAATCAATCCATTGGTATCGAACTTCATCGGTAAACCTGATATCATTCTGCATCTTGCGGCAGCATCACATGTTGACCGTTCGATTACACATCCTATGGAGTTTATCAATGACAATATTATTGGTACCGCTAATCTGCTTGAATATGCTCGTCGCCTTGACTCTCTTGAGATGATGCTATACTTTAGCACCGACGAAATCTTCGGTGTTGCTCCGCCTGGTGTTGCATATGATGAGAGGGCTAGATATAACTCTACGAATCCATATTCAGCATCAAAGGCCGGCGCAGAAGAGTTGTGTGTGGCCTATGAGAATACCTATAAGATTCCCATGATGATTACACATACAATGAATGTCTTTGGTGAACGTCAGACACCTGAAAAGTTTATTCCTCTTTGTATTCGTCGTGTTCATAAGGGTGAGAAGATTTTCATTCATGCTGACCACACAAAGACACAGGCTGGCAGCCGCTTCTACATTCATGCAAAAGATGTGGCTGATGGTATTCACTTCTTATTGATGAATAGACCACAACCTGAACCTGACTATGGTAATGCTCGTTGTGCCAAGTTCAACCTTGTAGGCAAAGAAGAGATTGATAACCTTTCTCTCGCTCAGATGATTGCAGCCGCACAAGGTAAAGAATTGGTCTACGAGATGGTAGACTTTCACACTTCGCGACCTGGCCATGATATGCGATATGCCTTGAGTGGTGACCTGATGAGGTCATTTGGATGGGAACCACGCATTGCATTGACAGAGCGCATTAAACAAGTATCGGATTGGTATCTACAGAATCAAAGGTGGTTAGAGATATGAGTTGCACGGCCCTTTTAGAATGTGTTGCATGTGGTGGTAGTGACCTTGTTCCTGTATTGGATCTTGGTAAGCAACCTCTAGCTAATTCATACAAGTTGAATCGTGATGATGTTCAGGAGGAATATCCTCTTGCTATCAATCATTGTGCCCATTGCTTTCATGTGCAGCTCACACACTCGGTTGCACCTGAACTCATGTTCGATGATTACCTATATGTGAGTGGTACAGCAAAGACTATGCACCAACACTTTGAAGACTTTGCATCTCTGGTCGATGATATGACACCAGAATCAGAAACAGTTCTTGATATTGGTTGTAATGATGGCACACAGCTAGACTATTTCAAGGTACTTGGTTATGATACTTATGGTGTTGATCCAGCCAGAAATTTATATCATCTGTCAAATAAAAACCATATGGTATGGTGTGGATATTTCAATGATGATTTGGCTTTCGACTGTATCAGCCCAAGAACCAAACCCACATTCGACGTTATCACCGCTCAGAATGTCTTCGCTCATGGGCCTGATCCACTTTCGTTTTTGAAGACGGCCTCAAAGGTGATGCACGAAGATAGCCTGTTGTTCATTCAGACCTCACAGGCTAAAATGATAGTGAACAATGAGTTTGATACCATCTATCACGAACATATCTCTTTCTTCAACACAAAGTCCATGAAAGCTCTTTGTGAACGAGCAGGTTTATATCTGATTGATGTGATGACGATGCCTATTCATGGCACAAGTTATATTTTCATCATCTCTAAGAAGGATCTAAGTGGTAATTTGGTCAATCAGATAATCGAAGATGAAGCTGCTGATGGTCTTTATGATCCTGAAACGTATGTAGAGTATGCGGAGCGTTGTAATGAGATTGTGAAAGAGTTGGTTGAAGAAGTGGGGTTGATGACCAGAAATGAAGTTGGTTGGTATGGTGTTGGTTATGGTGCAGCCGCAAAAGGCATGACACTACTCAACTACTCTGGTCTAAAACTCGATTTCATCATCGATGATAATCCATTGAAGCAAGGTCGCTTTACACCAGGCTCTAGTATACCTATCTACTCGTCTGATAAGTTGGCTGAGTGTAATGATGCAGTATGCTTTGTGCCTCTTGCATGGAATTTCTACGATGAGATTGTAACTAAGATTAAGAATCTCCGTAAAAACAATCCTCATAGTGAATATGATCGCTATGTCACATACTTTCCAAAGGTGGAGACCAGGCAATGAATAAGCCTGTTCTCAGACTAGGCTTCACAGACTACTTCAAACCATTAGACGAATTCTTCATCGATGCTCTATCCGATGCGTTTGAAATTATCAGAGATGATGAGAACCCTGACTATCTAATCTTCTGCGATGCAAACTTCGGTCAAGACAATCATAGGTTCAATGATAAGAAGGTCATCAAGATATTCTTCACAGGTGAAAACGCAAGACCTTCTGACTATGCTGCCCACTTTGCAATGTCATTTGACCATATAGATTCTAAGAATCACTATAGGCTTCCACTATATGTTATCGACAACTGGGTGAATACCAAGAAGCTGGGTCTATCTGATATCAGAGATGTGAAAAGAGATGCTAAAGCCTCAGACAAGACTGGCTTCTGTAGCTTTGTTGTGAAGAATGGTGGCTGTGAACCCAGAAACATTATGTTCCATCAGCTATCGAAGTATAAGCAGATCGATAGTGGTGGGCCTCTATTCAATAACATTGGTTACATACTCGGTCGTGATGGTCTATCTGACTTTCATTTATCGAAGAAAGAGTTCTTGGAGAAACGCAAGTTCAATCTTTGCTATGAGAATACCTCGTATCCAGGTTATGTGACAGAGAAGTTGTTCCATGCTCTCTCTTATAACACAGTACCTATCTATTGGGGTAGCCCAACAGTCGAAATGGATTTCAATCCGAATGCTTTCATCTCTCACCACGATTTCATCAACGATGCTGAGATGATAAAGTATATTGAACATCTAGACCAGAATGATACAGAATATAATAGACTTCTACAGCAACCTATTTTGAATACTAGAAACAAGGTATTCGATATGCACTTGTTTACATACTGGTTCGCAGCTAATGTATATCATGGAGTTTTGAATTGAGACTTGGTTTTGCTTTCTATGGTATCGCATACGGCGCAGGAGGTAAAACTCCTATCAATAGAGATTTTAGGCATTGCTGGCCAAACATCAAGAAGATGCTGATTGATCCTTTTGTTGCGAAAGGTCATGAAGCAAAAATCTACTTCTCAACATACCATATAGATGATAAGAAGATACAAGAAGAATTCTATCGTACTACAAATCCTGATAGGGTTCTATTCTCTGAATTGAAAGGTTCAGATGCCTTTACATCAAAGGGTGCTTCGTTTGTCAATTTTGTCCATGACGAAAGTGTGGATGCTATTGTGTTCTGCCGAAATGATATACACTTCAGCAAGGTGATTGCTGATAGTAATGTAGACTTCACCAAATTTAACTTTCTATTTCGAGAACAAGGTTGGTGGGAAAATGCCAGATTTACCTGCGATAACTTCTACATCTTTCCACAGAGATGGTCGGCAACAGTGATGAAAGCTATGTATGAAACATATGCGTGGCCTAGAGGTAAACCAATGGTTGACACCCACGGGTTATATGTTAAACTAACACAATATATACCTGAGAGTGAAATGCACTTCATCTCGGATGTACATGAGATTAGTGATGTGAATTCATATTATACCTGCTGCCGTGACCACTTACCTCCTGATGGTCGCGGCGGGCAAATTCATCCAGAGGTTAAAGAAAGGTTTGATTATCAATAATGCCAGTTATCATTGAAGTCGGTGCGAATCAAGGCCAAGACACTGAAAGGTTTTTGTCATATAGAGACGTAGAACTATACTCATTCGAACCTGTGCCACAATTGGCCAAAGATTTGATAGATCGTTTCGGCAGCAATCCAAAATTTCATCTTATCATGGCCGCCATTGATGTTGAGAATGGATTCAAGCAATTTAATATCTCAAAAGGTGGTGATTGGGGCTGTAGCAGTCTTCATCAATTTGCACCAGACATTCATTCTAAGTGGAGTCGTGGTGAATTCAACTATGATGAAACGATTTCAAAGATGATGTGTATTCGTCTTGATGATTTCGTAAAATTATATGGTATCAAAGAGATCGATTATCTTCATGTTGATGCTCAAGGTAATGACTTCAATGTTATGAAGAGCCTGGGTGATATGATTGGTATCGTCAAAGAAGGTGTGTGTGAAGTTGCAAATCATGTCGAACTGTATGATATCGAAGATAATACGGTGAGTGTTGTGAAGCCTTGGCTCGAATCGAAAGGTTTTGAAGTCAGAGTTGAAGCTGATGGTGTTGGTAAACAATGTGCTGACATCAATGGTAATGAAGTAAATCTTTTCTTTAAGAGGGTATGATGAATAAGCTTGTTATTTTTGATCTTGATGGTGTACTCATCGATTCGCGAGAGTTGCACTATAAGGCTTTGAATGATGCTCTGCGAAATCTCAGTGAAGATTATATCATCACTCGTGAAGAGCATCTGAGTATCTATGATGGATTGAGTACGACTAAGAAGCTTGAGATGCTTTCTTTGAACAAAGGGCTTGATCCAAAATATTACGATAGCATATGGAAAGACAAGCAACAGGCCACATTTGAACTCATGGGTATGTTTGATATAGACTATGAGTTAGTGTCTATGTTTCGCTTTCTACATCGACAAGGCATTCGAATTGCTGTGGCTAGTAATTCTATCCGCGAGACAGTCAAGCTCGCTCTACTGTCAATTGGTGTCATGCGATATGTTGATTACTATGTCAGCAATGAAGATGTGAAGAGAAGCAAGCCATATCCTGAAATGTATTGGCAGTGTATGACAGCACTCAATGCTCTGCCGAAAGATACTGTCATTTTTGAAGATAGCCACATCGGCCGTGAAGGTGCATTGAACTCTGGTGCTCATCTTATTCCTATCAAAGACTCCTATGATATGAAAGAAGAGAAGGTCAGAGAGGCTGTTGAGCTATTGAATGGTGTGAAGAAGAAGAAGATTTCATGGAGAGATAATAAGATGAATGTATTGATTCCTATGGCAGGTGCTGGCAGCAGGTTTGCACAGGCTGGTTACACATTTCCAAAACCACTAATCGAGGTTCATAATAAGCCAATGATCCAGGTGGTGACCGATAATTTGAATGTTGAAGCTCACTATATCTTCATCGTTCAGAAAGATCACTATGAGAAGTATAACTTGAAACAGTTGCTCAATCTAATCCAGCCTGGTTGTGATATCATTCAGGTGGATGGGTTGACAGAAGGTGCGGCTTGCACTACACTATTGGCTAAAGAACTTATTGATAACGACCAACCATTGCTCATGGCAAACTCAGACCAATTCATCGAATGGAATTCTAATGAATGTCTGTATGCTTTCACTGCCGATGGTATTGATGGTGGCATTGTGACGTTTAGAGCCACACATCCTAAGTGGTCATTCGCAAAGATTGGTGAAGATGGATTCGTGACAGAGGTGGCTGAGAAGAATCCTATCTCAGACATTGCTACTGTTGGTGTCTATTACTGGAAGCATGGCTCTGACTATGTGAAGTATGCCGAACAGATGATTGAAAAGAACATTCGAACCAACAACGAGTTCTATGTGTGCCCTGTATTCAATGAAGCTATCGCTGATGGCAAGAAGATCAGGGTCAAGAAAATCGACAGGATGTGGGGTATCGGTACACCAGAAGACCTAAATTACTTCCTTGAAAACTATAATGGTGGTGAACTATAATGTTTCTTATCTCTCATAGAGGCAATCTTACAGGCCCAAAATCTTGTGAAGAAAATTCACCTGAGGCTATTGACAAAGCCATTGATATCGGCTACCATGTAGAAGTTGATCTTAGATACATAGACGGTAAGTTTATGTTAGGGCATGACGAAGGTCAATATGAAGTTGATATGGAATGGTTGAAGGATCGTAAAGACTACCTCTGGATTCACTGCAAGAATCCAGAGGCTCTTGACAAGCTATGCTATAGCAATCTCGTTTACTTTTGGCATCAGACGGATAACTATACTATCACCAGTCATGGTTTCGTTTGGGCTTATCCAGGTAAGCAACCCGCTGGTGCCTGCATCATGGTTCTTCCTGAATTGGAATGGTCATTAGAAGAATGTCACAAGCTAAAGACAATCGGTGTGTGTTCAGACTATGTTGAAACTTTGAGGTCAATGTGAAAATCGCTCTATGCTTTGCTGGCCAGCCCAGATCGTTTCGTAAAGGTTATGAGTTCTACAAGAGAAACCTCCTTGATGAGGATGTAGACGTATTCATTCATTCATGGAACACCGATTACAATCAAGAGATCATCGACCTTTATAAACCTAAGGCCTATAAGTTTGAGGACTCTATGTTCGATGAAGATATGGATAAGAAATATCCAAGAGTGCCGGATGCAATAAAGCATCCTGCTCGCTTCACCGTATCTTCAAACTATTCTATCTTTCAGTCTTCACTATTGAGGATTGGATATGAGGTACTGACACAGCCTTATGATTTCGTTATCAGGTCAAGAACTGATTATGCCATGAATGGTCGTATTCCATTCGGTCAGTTGGCTAAAGATAAGATATACATTCCAAATTGTCGTATTGTTCCTCAAAGAGATTTTGGTAATGACCAGTTTGCTTTTGGTTCATCTGTCGTTATGACTAAGCATATGTCAGCTTATCTCTATCTGGATTATTACTATTCTCAGAACGTGCCAATGAATGGTGAAGATATAATGTCTGCTAACTTACATCATCATGGTCTTGTCGGTGAAAACCTCGTCTATGTAGATATGAACAATCCATTTCCGCCAGGCCCACACAACGGGTCTTCACATTCTCTCATTCGTGACGACTATCAAAATTGGTCGAAATAAGGATACTTTGAAATGACAGTTGCATTGATTACCGGTATCACCGGTCAAGACGGCTCATATCTAGCCGAGTTGCTTTTGTCTAAGGGTTATGAAGTGCATGGAATTATCCGTCGCAGTTCATCTTTCAATACAGGTCGCATCGATCATATCTATGATAAACTGAATCTGCATTATGGTGATATGACCGACTCTAGCCGATTGACACAGATTATTGGCGAGATCACTCCGTCTGAAATTTATAATCTTGCAGCCCAAAGCCATGTGAGAGTTTCGTTTGATATGCCTGAATATACAGGTCAGGTTGATGCTCTTGGCACTCTGAGAATCCTCGATTCGGTTCGTGCATTGAAGCTTGATGACTACACGAAGGTTTATCAGGCTTCTACATCTGAAATGTTTGGATTGGTTCAAGAAGTACCTCAGAGAGAGACGACGCCATTTTATCCTCGTAGCCCATATGGTGTTGCAAAGCTTTATGGTTACTGGATCACCAGAAACTATCGTGAAGCATATCACATGTATGCCTGCACAGGTATTCTTTTTAATCACGAATCTCCTCGTCGCGGTGAGACCTTTGTGACCAAGAAGATCACATCTGCACTACATAAGATTTCAATTGGTAAGCAAGATAAATTGCATCTTGGTAATCTTGATGCGAAACGCGATTGGGGTCATGCAAGAGATTTCGTTGAGGCAATGTGGTTGATGTTGCAACAGGAGAACCCTGAAGATTATGTAATCGCTACAGGTGAGCAATACTCTGTTCGTGAATTCGTTGAAGCCTCTGCACCATATTTTGGTATGGACATCATATGGCTTGGCGAAGGAGAGAAAGAGTTTGGTGTCGATAAAAACACTGGCAAAACTATCATTCAAATTGATACTAGATACTATAGACCTTCTGAAGTCGAAAGTCTTCTTGGTGATTATAGCAAGGCTAGACGAGAACTAGGTTGGGAACCTAAGACTACATTCAAAGAGCTTGTCAAAGAAATGTGTGAGGCTGAAAATGACTAAAGTATTTGTTGCAGGGCATAAAGGGCTTGTTGGTTCTGCTATTGTTCGAAACTTGATTAAGAAGGGTATTGAACCTATTGTTGCAGATAGGAGACAAGTTGATCTGACTATCCAAGATGATGTGTATGCTTTTTTTGAGAAGACCAAGCCTGACTATGTATATCTGGCGGCTGCAAAGGTTGGTGGTATCAAGGCCAATAAAGATTTCAAGGCCGAGTTTATCTATGAGAACTTGATGATACAGACCAATGTAATCGATGCTGCATATGTATATGATGTGAAGAAGCTAGTGTTTCTTGGATCATCTTGCATCTATCCTAAGCTATCAAATATTCCAATCACCGAGTCTGAGTTGCTTACAGGTTCGTTAGAGCCAACCAATGATGCTTATGCTATCGCAAAGATTGCAGGTGTCAAGATGTGTCAAGCATACAGAGAGCAATATGCTTTCAATGCCATTTCTTTGATGCCGACAAATCTCTATGGTCCTGGCGATAACTTTCATCCTGAGAACTCACACGTTCTTCCTGGTCTGATTGATAGATTCCATAAGGCTAAGTTGAATAATGATCCTGAAGTTGTATGCTGGGGTGATGGTTCACCTATGCGTGAATTTCTTCATGTCGATGACTTGGCTGAGGCTTGTACATTCCTCATGGACAACTATGATGATGGTGAAATCATCAATGTAGGAACTGGTATAGATATTAGCATCAGAGAACTAGCTAATATGGTAGCTGCTGTTGTTGGTTATGAAGGATTTATTATCTGGGATAAAACTAAACCGAATGGTACAATGCGTAAGGTTCTGAACATAGACAAAATCAAAGCTCTAGGTTGGAAACCAAATACTCTTCTATTGCCAGGAATTATTGACACTTACGAATGGTATAAAAAATTTGACATTACCGGCCGGATAGTATAATATATAAGTATAGAGTCAATGAGGAGCTAAACGGATGCCGTACAAAGAAGTCTGGGTTGATGAAGAGGATCTCGACAATTTCGAAGATGATGATCTTATCGAGGAACTTGAAGGTCGTGGTTATCTTATCACGAAGAAGTCAGAAGACCATCTCGACCAAGAAATCGAAGATGTTGTATGGCACTTCAGAAATGGTAGGAAGAAAGATGCTCTCATTGTGCTAGAGCGCATCTATCCAGAGTTGTATGGTTTGAGTAATCTAGTCTAAAGGAGAAATGAAATGGAAGTTGTTATTGGTTTAGGATTACTAGGTCTGATAGTTTATTTTATCATCAAGACCTTTGGTAAGAAAGTTGAAGAAACTCAAGAGGCTGTCGAAACACTTGTGGCTGAAGTCAAGGCTGAAGCTGTGAAGGTCGAAGCTGTAGTTGAAGAGGTTAAGGTCGAAACCGTCAAGGTCGAAGAGAAGATTGAGACTGTAGTTGAAGAAGTTAAAGTCGAGGTTGCTAAGGTCGAAGAGAAGATTGAAGCAGTTGTCGAAGAAGTTAAGGAAGTTAAAGAAGAGATCAAAGAAGTAGTCAAGAAGGCCAAGAGAGGCAAGAAGGCTAAGTAAAACAATTGCGGGTGTAACTCAGGGGTAGAGTGTCAGCCTTCCAAGCTGTTCGTCGCAGGTTCAAATCCTGTCGCCCGCTCCAAAACATGTGAGGCTATATTATGGAAAAGAATGATCCTATCGAGTTCGAAGGTGGATTCATCACCGTGAATGATGTTATCTCAAATGATGATGGTACTGCAACTGTCATCGTTGATATGGATGAGCAAGCTGTCAAGGTCTTTGCGAGAGTTGGTCTTCAAAAGACTTTGATGGATTCTATCAAGGCTATGATGGCTCTTGATGAAGTAGACACAAACGTAGGATGTTGAGATGAAAGTTAAGATTGGACCATATCGCGAATGGATTGGCCCTTATCAGATTGCTGATAAGATTTTCTTCTGGACGGATCGTCATGGTATCTGGCCAGATGAAGACCCTCGCTGGAATCGTTGGGACTATAAGGCGTGCGAAAAGCTCGGCGATTGGTTAGCTGAGAGTTGGGTGAATACATTCTGCAACTGGATCGAATCTAAGAAGAAGCGCACAGTCGAGATTAAAATCGACCATTATGACACATGGTCAATGGATCATACGCTATCGCTTATCATTCATCCGATGCTTGTTCAGATGAAGGCTACTAAGCATGGTTCTCCTTTCGTAGACGATGAAGATGTGCCTGAGCATTTACGTTCTGCTGCGGCGCCTCCTCTGACTGAAGAAGAAAAGAACTATGGCGGAACCGATAGTCTACACGAAGCTCGTTGGGATTGGATTCTTGACGAAATGATTTGGGCGTTTTATCAAGAAGCAAACGAAGATCCTGATGCACCAGAAAGCCCTAGTGCATATTCGCGTCAGATAGGTGAAAATATCCATTTCGATGATTCACCAGAAAATGTTATGTCGTGGGGAAAGTATCACGAAGAAAATGCTAAGTTCGATAAGCGTAAGGCAAATGCGTTTAAGCTTTTCGGTAGATATTATCGCGCACTATGGGACTGAAGATGGTAATCTGCACCAACTGCAAGAAAGAATTCAAACCATTCTTCGAAGATAATCAGACACAAGGTTTACATTGTGCAACGGATGTTTTTGAGCGAGGTGATAAGAAATACTTGGCCGGCAATTATGGCTCGACTATTGCTGATGGTTACCTCTACGAAGTGTTGACAAACATCTACCCTTCTGGTATAATCTGTGATCCCTGCATTGAAGCAGGATTAGAAAAGTATCACTTCAAACTAATCTCAACCTCTAACTATTTTGGAATTGATCTATGAAAGGTAACTTGATGAGAAATTATGAGTATGGTCTTAATGTTCTTGAGACGCAGTTCAAGCAGCGTGAGTTTGACGGTAAATGGGAACGAATCGCAAAGATTATGGACTATGAGAACAAGTATACCTATAGCACCGAGTCTGGTCAAAAGGTCAGCCTGATCCCTGAGAAGTGGGTTACTGTTGCTGTCTATGACTATATGCTGGAGCTTCAAGACTGATGGCTGCCAATCTCCTCATTTTGAAGATTATCACCGGTGAAGAAGTGATGGCGGAAATCATCTCAGAGCCAAATGCAACCAGTCAAGAATATACAATCAAGAATCCTGTTCGTGTTGTTGTCATACCTAGTAAGAATGGTGCCAATGCCCCGACCGTGGGTTTTGCTCCATGGGTCGAATGGACAGATGACAAGGTCTTTACAATTCACAAGGCCCATGTTATAGTACCAATGAAGCCGGTGCAGGAGTTCATCAACCAATATAACACCATGTTTGGTGGTATCGTTGCACCTTCGTCTAAACTCATACTTCCAGGAATGTAATGTCGAAGTCATTTTATACGAATGTTCAAGTCTACGGGTCTAAAATTCTATATAGAGGTATCGAAAACGGAAGAAAAGTAAGGCAGCGAGTTGACTATCATCCAACTCTGTTCATACCATCACAGAAGCCGACAAAGTTCACGACCGTCACGGGTGAGCATGTATCTGACATTAAGCCAGGTACCATCCGTGAGTGTCGTGATTTTGTTAAGCAGTACGAGGATGTTCAGGGGTTTAAGATTTATGGTAATCAGAAATATGAATATGCCTTCATCTCCGACCAGCACCCCAAAGAAGTAGACTGGGACTTAGATCATCTAAACATCTGTAACATCGATATCGAAGTAGGTTCGGAGAATGGTTTCCCCGAGCCTGCAAATGCGTCTGAGCCTATCACGGCCATCACCTACAAGATGGGTGATAAGTTCATCGTCTTTGGTTGTGGTGAGTTTGTCAACAGCCGTGAAGATGTACATTATATCAAATGCCGTAATGAAATCGACCTTATCAAGAGGTTCATCGATGAGTGGACAGGTAACTATCCAGACATCATTACTGGTTGGAACGTAAAACTCTTTGATATTCCTTACATTGTCAATCGGATCAAGAACTTATTAGGCGAAGAAGAAGCAAAACGCCTTTCGCCGTGGAATGTACTCAATGAGCGTGAAGTAAACTTTGGTCCTGGTCGCCAATTCAAAACCTATGTTTTGCTTGGTATATCCTGCCTTGACTATATCGATATGTATCAGCGATATGCTCCTGAAGGTAAGTCTCAACCATCATATAAGCTTGATAGCATTGCTAGTGCTGAACTTGGTGATCGTAAGTTATCGTATGAGGAGTATGGCAATCTCCATACACTCTACAAGGATAACTATCAGCTATTCATCGAATACAATATCAAGGACGTTGAACTGATTGAACGCCTTGATGATAAGCTGAAACTGATTGAGCTGGCTCTCACTCTGGCCTATGATAGCAAGACCAACTATGACGATGTGTTCGCACAGGTTCGTATGTGGGATGCCCTCATCTATAACCATCTGCGTGAGCGCAATATGGTTCTTCCACCTATTGTACATCACAGTAAGAATGAAGCCTATGTTGGTGCGTATGTGAAAGATCCTATTATTGGTATGCACCACTGGGTTGCTTCATTCGATTTGAACAGCCTGTATCCGCATTTGATTATGCAATACAATATCTCACCCGAAACTCTGTTGGAGCCTAAAGACTATGAAGATGCTCATCATGATATCCTTCTTCACAGCATTAATGTCGATAGCCTTCTTAGCCAGTCTGTTTCTACAGATGGGTTGGTTGGTTGCACGTTAACACCGAACGGACAGTTCTTTCGTACCAACAAGCAGGGTTTTCTACCTGAGATGATGGAGACGATGTATGATGACCGTACAGTCTACAAGAAGAAGGCTATCGAGGCCAAGAAAGAACTAGAACTTGAAAAAGATCCTGTGATTAGGTATGATATCGAAAAGCGAATTGCAAGATATAATAATCTGCAATTAGCTAAGAAGGTCTGCCTGAACTCAGCTTACGGTGCGTTGGGTAATGAGTACTTTCGTTTCTTTGACATCAGGCAGGCTTCTGGTATTACCACTGCTGGGCAATTGTCTATTCGCTGGATCGAACAGAAGCTCAATGAGTACATGAACAAGATCCTACAAACTAAAGGTGAAGATTATGTTATTGCGTCGGATACAGATTCGATTTACCTGTCTCTTGATAGGCTGGTTAGCCAAACTATCTGTCAAGGGAGACAAGATACGCCTAGAGAGGACGTTATCACCTTCATGGATCGTATCTGTGAAGCTAAGATTCAACCGTTTATTGATAAAGCTTATTCGGATCTTGCTGAATATACTCATGCCTATCAACAAAAAATGATGATGAAGCGTGAGGCTTTGTCTGATAAAGGTATCTGGACTGCAAAGAAGAGGTATATCCTTCGTGTACATAACAACGAAGGTGTTCAGTATGCAAAGCCAAAGCTGAAGGTCATGGGTCTAGAGATGATTAAGTCATCCACTCCTTCTGCATGTAAAGATAAGTTATGGGAGGCCATCGATATCATCTTCAACAAAGATCAAGATGCTGTCATCGAATTCATTGAAAATTTCCGTGAAGAGTTTCGTAAGTGTGATCCTGTTGACATTGCGTTTCCTCGTGGTGTCAATGGGCTTTCAAAGTTTAGCGACTCGAAAACACTGTATGGTAAGGGCACACCTATTCATGTTCGTGGTTCTCTCATCTATAACTATCTTCTCAAGAGGCATAAACTGGAGAAGAAGTATGAGCTAATCAAAGAAGGTGAGAAGATCAAGTTCATCTATCTCAGAGAACCTAATACCATTCAGAGTAACATCATCTCTTTCCCGAACTCGATACCTAAAGAGTTTGACATCCATAAATATATCGACTATGATACTCAATACGAAAAGTCATTTGTGGAACCGTTGAAGATTATCCTCGATAGCATCGGCTGGAAGACTGAGCATATCAGTACGCTTGATGCGTTCTTTTCATAAAGGAGTAAGTAATGTCATGTGCATGTGGAGGCAACTGTGCCTGCAAAACGAAAGAGACTGCTATTAGACCTTGGGGTGAATGGGAAGTTATTGACCAAGGAGCTTGGTATAAAGTAAAGAAGCTAACCATTCAACCTGACAAGTCTATCAGTCTTCAATATCATATACATAGATCAGAGACATGGGCTATCACAGAAGGTCGTGGTGAAGTCATTCTTGATGATAAGAAGTTTACGGTCAAACGTGGTGAGACCTTTGTAGTGAAACCTTTGTCAATACATAAAATCACCAACATATCAAACATCCCGTTAGTAATCATAGAAGTTCAGTGCGGTGAGATCACCGAAGAGAACGACATTGTAAGAATGGGACAATAAGGAGAAACTTATGACAGATATATTCGCATCACTGATGAAAGAAACAGGCAATGAGTATGCTGGGATTGTTGACGACGGCGTGGAGGCTGGCGACGTTACTAGTTTTATTGGAACTGGTAGTTATAGTCTCAATGCTCTACTTTCTGGATCCATCTACGGCGGATTACCTGGTAACAAAGTTACTGCACTAGCAGGTGAACCTTCGACAGGTAAGACCTTCTTTGCAATGAGTATGGTTCGCCAGTTCTTGCGCGACAATGAGAAAGCTTTCGTGTTCTACTTTGAATCCGAATCGGCTATCTCAAAGTCAATGCTACAGGATCGTGGCGTCGATGTTAAGCGTATTGCTATCATGCCTGTTGCTACCATTCAGGAGTTTCGCACACAGGCCGTGAAGATACTCGACAAGTACCTCGAACAAAAGGGTGAGAGATTGCCAATGATGTTCGTGCTTGACTCGCTCGGTAATCTTTCGACCGAGAAAGAGATGTCCGATATTGCAGAGGGTAAAGACACCCGCGACATGACCCGTTCACAATTAATTCGTGGCGCCTTCCGTGTACTTACTCTCAAGTTAGGTAAAGCGAACGTGCCATTGATTGTGACCAACCATGTGTATGATGTGATTGGTTCGTATGTGCCGACCAAGAAGATGGGTGGTGGTTCTGGTCTTGAATATGCCGCATCCACAATCATCTACCTTTCAAAGAAGAAAGATAAGATGCTCGATGATGATGATGGTCGTACTGGTGCTGTGATTACCGCACACTCTAAAAAGGCCCGCCTCACGATTGAAGATAAGAAAGTAGAAACTTGGTTGAACTATGCTGCTGGGCTTGACCAGTATTATGGTTTGCTTGCTTTGGCTGAACAGGCTGGTATCGTCAAGAAGGTCTCTACTCGCTATGAATTTCCTAATGGTGCAAAAGACTTTGAAAAGTCCATCAAGAAGAACCCTGAAAAGTTCTTCACTAAAGATATATTGGATCAAATCGATGACTTCTGTAAGACAGAGTTTCTATATGGCATCGGCGCACCAAAGGTGAATGAAGAAGTTGAGGAGGTTGAAGATGCTTGAAGTAGGTAAAGATTTTAAGTTCCGAGATGACCTATACAATAAAGAAAGCGGTGAGACCGTACCAATTCAAATCTTGACAGGGCCTTATAAAGATGTTATATATAGATACATCAAAATTGCTGTTCAAGAGAAGGAAGATGGTCATGCCGTTCTCCAATTCATCTATGATCTCCTTGAGTTGGGAGAACATTTTGAGACCAAGCTAAGAGCCGATAAGCGTTTTGTTGAACATCTTGGGCTTTTGCTCAACTCATTTATCTTAGAAACATTGGAGAGTAGCAGTGACGTTGGAGAAAACTATTCTGAAGAACCTGGTGACGAACGAGGAGTTCACCCGTAAAGTTCTTCCGTTTATCAGAGATGAGTATTTCACGGGTGAAGACAAAGTTCTGTTCAAGCAGATCGATGCCTTCATGCAGAAGTATAACCAGAGGCCTACTGTTGAGGCTTTGGTCATCGAAATTGATAAGCTCCGTAATATCACCGAAGATGAGTCCAAAACCTGTAAGCAAGAACTAACAGGTTGGAATCTCAAAGAAGAAATTAATGAAGATTGGCTGCTGAATAGCACTGAAGAGTTTTGTCAAGACAAGGCAATCTTCATTGCAATGATGAAGTCAATCGAGATTATGAACAATAAGGATGGCACCCTGCAAAAGGGTGCCATCCCATCTCTACTGACAGACGCCCTTTCTGTCTCGTTTGATCCTAACATTGGTCACGATTACTTTGAGAACTTTGAGGATCGATATAAGTTCTATCATCGTGTCGAAGAGCGTATTCCATTCGATTTGGATTTCTTCAACAAGATCACAAAGGGTGGTTTGCCTAAGAAAACCCTGAACATCGCCCTTGCTGGTACTGGTGTTGGTAAGTCTTTGTTCATGTGTCATTGTGCTGCGGCTAATATGGCGGCTGGTTCAAACGTACTCTATATCACAATGGAAATGTCAGAAGAGAAGATTGCAGAACGTATCGATGCTAATCTCCTCAATGTTGATATCTCTGACCTCGATAAACTTTCGAAAGATATGTTCGATAAAAGGATCGCAACTGCAAAAGCTAAGATGCACGGTAAGTTAATCATCAAAGAATATCCTACCGCAGCTGCCGGTGCCAACCACTTTAGGAATCTACTCAATGAACTTAGACTTAAACGAAGCTTTATTCCTGATATTATCTACATCGATTATCTTAACATTTGCTGTTCTTCTCGCATTAAAGCTGGATCGAATGTCAACTCTTACACACTCATCAAGAGTATCGCAGAAGAGCTACGAGGCCTGGCAGTGGAATTCAACGTACCAGTCGTCAGTGCAACTCAAACCACCAGAAGTGGTTACGCAAGCTCAGATGTCGAACTCACAGACACCTCAGAGTCCTTCGGCCTCCCAGCCACCGCAGACTTGATGTTTGCCTTGATCTCTACAGAAAATCTTGAGCCGCTTGGTCAGATTATGATTAAACAGTTAAAGAACCGTTACAATGATCCAACAAGCAACAAAAGATTTGTGGTGGGTATTGACAGAGCGAAGATGCGCCTGTATGATGTAGAACAATCTGCACAGAATGATATCTCGGATTCTGGTCAGACGGAGAAGATCACATCTAACAAATCTTACTCTGACAAGGATAAGTTTAAGAGGTTAAAGGTAGCATAATGACAACGACGATCAAAGGATTTGTAATATACTGCCCACACACCAAAGGGTATTATGCTTATGGAACCTTTGGTCTGACTGCATATGAAGCATGGTTAAGACACTGCGGATCACAATATGATGATAAGGATATCTCAAGGAAAATACAGCGTTGGCATGATTTAGGATATAGACTGAGAGAAGCAACACTTACCATTCATCCTGGCGGGGATGAAACTGAGGCCACAAATGGTAAACCTTCCAACCCTAATCTACACGAAGCAGTTAATACGGAGTAACACAGAGTCGAGTTTTAGTGAAGAAGATCCACCAATCGAAACGATCATCGATCCAATGAATATCAAAGACCGTATCATGGAGTACCTTGGTGCGGTTCTTGCTAGATGCTGGTACGATAAGGAACTCCTTCATGGGCTTGAATATGCACCACACAAAGCACTAAGGCATATCGGCATCTTTCTGCCGCCTGACTTAGACATAAAGATTGAGCGTAAAGACAAACAGCGCCCACGGCTCGTTATCTATGAATGGAATACCGAGCGCACATTTAAGGTTCGAGTCTGCTATTTGCAGATGATTATGATGGCAGGAAAATGATGACAAATAAACTTGAAATGTCACTTGAGCAATTCGCTGAGGCTGTTGCTAAAGAAAATGAACGACTTATATCTGGCCCTGGCGGCATCATGGAAATGAAGCAGACCATCGCTGATAAAGAAGCCGAGATTGCAGACAAAGAAAGGCGCTTAGAAAATGTACACAAGGCTTACGAGAAACTTGGTCATATGTACAATAATTTGATAGCCAAAAATGAATATGCTAAAAATGAAAAGGTACTTCTCGATTGGACCGAAAACTATGGGCAAGGTTCAGAACCTTGGTTAAATAAGGAGTAAGGCATGTCTTATCAAAACGAATCACAAGCATACCCAGCACCAGTAATTGATTGGGGTCTCAGAACATATCTCGTTGGTGTGTTCAATCATATGGGAATCGCATTGTTAATCAGTGCGGTTGTCAGCGCATACATTGGTCTTACACCTGAGATTGGTGCTGCTATTTGGGGAACACCGTTCAAGTGGGTTGCTATCTTTGCGCCTCTTGCATTCGTGTTTCTGTTCTCATACATGGCAGAAAGCATGTCGTCTAGCACAGCAAGAACCATGCTCTATTGTTTCTCTGCTTTAATGGGCCTGAGCCTTAGTAGCATCTTCCTGATATTCAAGTTAGGTAGCATTGCTAATGTGTTCTTCATTAGTGCTGCAACATTTGGTGCTACTGCATTGTATGG